TCCACTGATTAGTTCCGGTTTTGTGTTAGCCATTGCGTTAGCTGCCATAATTTAATCCTTTTGTTATAGTCTGATCTGAGCCAGTAGCTCGTCCTTAGACATTTCGTTAATAGTTTTAGGTTCTTCTTTTTTAAATCCTGCCATTGTAACGGGCGTGTGGTTAATATTGTTTCCACTAAATAAGTTATTCTTTTGCATTTTAATTTCTTCGATAACCCTTTTAAGATCATCTTTATTTGCATTGAGTCTGTCGTCAGTTTGAATTGATGCCATCCTTTCCTTGTTCATGTAAAGCATGAGTGATTCAACATCGGTACAACCTAATTCAACCGCAACTTCTCTTGCTTGTCCTGCAAATTTATCAAATGCAACTTTCTTAGTAGTGCTTTGAAACTTCTCGTCAGATTCCTTTAACTTTTCTCGAAGCGCAGCAATGACTTCTTTGTCCTTACCTTTTGCCTCTAAAGCAGTTAGTTCCTGTTCTTCCTTCCATTGCCTGAGTTCATTACGTTCAGCTTGCAACTTCTTTTTCTCACCTAGTAGGGTTCGATGGCTATCATAGGAAACCATGTTGTCTGATTTGATTGTTTCGTCAACTGAGTCACTGACTTGTTGTTTTGTCTCACTGAGACTGTTGTTTTCTTCCATTGTAATTTTCCTCTTGACTACTGTCAAATTATTATTACTTCTTGCGTCGTCGCAAAAACTGTTTAAATTGCTTAACTACTCTAACCTTGGCTTCTTTTGATACGCCGAGAATTTTCCAACCCCTATCTTCCAATCCGCTCAATATCTTAGATGTTGGCGCATCGCTGCCTTTTAACTTCTTGCCTCGAATACCCTTCATTGACTTATGATTACCAACAGCCTTGATAATTATTTTACCTTTACTGGCAAACGACTTTAGGCTTTTAATAGTATCGCCGCTAAAGGTTGCGCTAGAGAGTGCCGGACTATATTTAGTGTGAGTCTTATTAACGGTTGATAGATCAATCCGCCTAGTTATTGTTTTTATTTTAATATCTGGGAAGTCTTTTCCGTCATAACCAACGCCATCACGAGCATCCTCAACGATTTGATTTCTTATTATTTTACCCGACTTAACTAATTCAGTTTTCTTAAATTGCTTAAATCTCTTTTTGAGATTCTTTTCAACTGTCTTGAAGTCAACCTTAACTTTAACCATTAGAAATCTCCTAAATCTAAATTAGGAAAACTTGCTGAAAATAATTCTGCAAAGGTTGCTTCGGCAGTTTGAGTTTCGATTATTTCAGTAGACATTAAGTCCAATACACTTTGCCTTGACGGCGCCTTACGGTCTTTAACTCGCTGTAACTCACTAGAAAAAGAATCTTTTATCTTTTTTATCTCATCGTCAGACATTCCAAACCAAGCTCTTTGCGGAACAGTATCGCCGTATTGATGATTATATCCCTTCGCCGTCTCCCTGCTTGATACCTCAATTTTTATTTCCTTTGCATCATCTTCGAAGTCCAAACTCTCCAGCATTTTGCCTGTTAGTTCCATGTCAACTTTAGATGTTTTATTGAAGTCTTTGAATGTATCTGAGTCTTTATACTCATCCGAGTATTTAGCCGCCTTACCAGTAAACTTTTTATTATTGAAGTCTTTACTTTGACCCGATCTATCAACGATTCTGTCAATGATTGCTTGACCTATTTCGTCACGAAGACGAGGCTCATCACTAAGGTCAACCCCAAACTCTTTTTCTATATCGAATGTTTGACTAAGGTCATCGACCTTAACTGTCATATTCCTAGGAAATTTCGGCATCCTCTTTGTCCTCTATGACAACTGGTTCCACTTCTTTAGGTTCCATTTCTGCGAGAGCATCCAATGCCTCTGCTTCTGTAACACCATTATATTCTGCGTATGCTTTTTCTTCTGACGTTAATCGTAACTCTAATTCTCTTTCAATAACATCAAGCTTTTCCATCTTAGTTAACACTGCCGATGGCATCTCGTATTGAATAGACAACTCTGAATCAGGACTTATTTGACCCTTGATTCTATATTTAGGATGCAGAACATCTGACTGAGATAAAACATTTAGCCAAGCTCTTATAATATTATAAACGGCTGACTCTCCATGCTTGAAAATATCCATAGCATCCTTGCTTGACTCAAACTTTTCAATTTGTGCTAAGAATCTGTCAGTCCCACTTGTGAACTTATCGCTTGTACTAGCGTTTCCAGATATAGAATTAGGCGAGTGCCCTTGTGAACTTAGATACTGTGAAAGTAATGATTCTGAATATTCTCTCGCACCAGATATGTCTGCATTGGGAGAAGCAAAACCAAATTCGGTGTCAGCACCAGTGTTTGGATCTACTATTAATCTTAAAATTCTTGTTGGACCAATATCAATTGACGTTGGCATTAGGTCTGCCGTTGTCTTCAAGAAGGCTTGACCGAAGCCTTGAGATTCTACAATCTGCCCGAGCATCGACTGCGAAGAATTGTATGCAACTGTAAATTCTGCATCTTCATTTGTTCCCTTAATCCAATAAGTAAAATCTTTTAAGCCTGACAATTCAACAACTGGAACGACACCCTCGCTCACCAAGGGAGAAATAGTGTCTTCTGTTAAAATCTCACCACGTCCATTCATTACGAAATGAAAGCTTTTAGACCAAACAAAATATCTCTCGTCTTGATAATCGTTTAGGTCACCAATCTTTTGATTCTTGTTATCAGACTCATCTTCTTTTAAGCCACTCTTTGATTTGTCATAACTAGAAAAGATATAAATCTCTCCTGTTTCTGGGTCTATGTCGCTTGGTTTAACATTTATTTGATGCGACTTAACTGGTCTTAATGCTAGTCGTCCATTCTTTGGCTCGATCAATGCATGTGTTTGACCTTGTAATTCATAGAGCTCATTTAATGAAAGCATTTGTGCGTCCATTCTCATGTCTTTATAAACCAACTCAACAACTTCTTGCTGCTGATCATTCAGTTCAGTGAACTCTCTGGTCGGTGCCGTTTTATATAACGATGCCTTTGCCTTAACAGATTTCTTTAGAATGTTAATAGAGGCAACGATAGGAACTTCACTTACAAGTGTTTCGCTAAATCTATCTGTTAAGCGTCTTTCAACATACGGGCGAATATCACCTTTGAAAACGTCCCAGTCCTCTAAAGACTTCTCCATTCTCTCGTTGTTTTCACTACCCTTTATTTCGTTTATTAAATCTTGACGATATTTTTGACTTTCCAGATTCTGTTCCATTGCCTTTTTCCTCATATTCTATAAATGCTGTATGCATATTATGTGACGTGTAATTCGTTCTGACAACCTTGACCGAACTAATAAAGGCTGCAACCTCTTCTTCAAACTCTTTTCCACTACCTGAAATTGTTTTTAGTTTAACGTTCATAACTTGATACCTTCTGTGTTGATTTTAATATTACTGGGATAAAGAACCATAATCCATAAGTGTAACCATCTGCGGCATGGCTTAAACTAATATCCGACTTATCTATTCCACTACCATCTTCTTTCCAAATGAGTAATTCTAAATCACGAATTAGATTTTTACAACTCGGATCGACAACAATCTTGTCATGATAGAAATTACTATTACTGGATATGATCCTAGATTCGACAGGTGGATTTAAAAAATTCTTAGTTAAAAGCCCCGCATCTCTAAAATGTTGATAGTTTGTTTTATCAATCGCAACGTCTCTTTTATTGTTACCTGTACTATCTCCAACAACAATAACGGGTCTATCAGGATATTTAGACTTAACTGTTTGTGCCATGATCCTAGAGTTTTTAAACTTTAAATGCTCTTCACCAATCGCATGAACAACGCCATCTCTAAAAAACATATATGTTCCACAATAGTTTGAGACATTGTAATCAGTGAAGAAATAAAGTTGGTCGGTATCGAGAAGTTCATTCCTGCATTTCTTAACATGCCGTTTCCTATCGAACTCATCAAATATGCTACCTGATCTAGTGTTAAGACGCTCACCTGCTACCTCTTGGTTAAATAATAATGGAGAATATGTTTTCTTTAATGTCTTTATATAATTATCGGAGAGCGACATGTTTTCCCACGTCGGAGCCTGCAGTACGGTTGCATCATCGTTCCCTTCAAAATAATCGTATATGTGATTAAATCCTTTCGGCGACGATGTTACTTTTAGTATTTCGGGATAAACTCTAAGGCGTCCGAGCATTGTTTCCCATGCCTCTCGCTTGTAGAAATCAGCCTCATCTGCCCATATATAAGCAATGTTGGGACCACGAAAAGCAGAGTCATAGTTAGTTGCTCCCGTGCAGTAGATAGTGACTTTTTGCTGAATAAAATAAAATGTGTGAGATGATCGATTGTATTCATAGTCAACACCCTCTTCATCGCCAAACAACTTAAGCATGTTTAGCCATTCTGGGAGTATTGCTTTTTTAAACTGCGGCAAATCTCTTGATACAATCATGAAGTTTCTATCATGATATTTATCAACTGCCATTCGCATGTCGAGCGCACCGACAAATGTTTTACCATAACCAATTCCACATTGTAATAACGTGGCTGGACTCGTAGACATAATAAACAGTGTCTGCTTGTCCCAGAGAACTAGCTCGTTAGCTTTCAATGTCGTCAAGTGTTCTTTTTTCTGTTGATGTGACTATGTTTATTTGAACCGGATCTTTAAACGAGTGAGAAGTGTCTGTTTCAACCTTGTCCGTCCACTTAAGGACATTCTTCATAACAAAGATTGCTACTGAAGGGACCATGTGTCCGTCCAATGCATTTTGCACCAAGAATCTCTCTTGTAGTTTCTTACACTCTTTATAAGCATCGGAAAACTTGGGGTGAACCTTCCTCCATTCTTGCAGGGTGTCGTAACACACGCTTATCTCCTTGGCAAAGTAACCAAAGAATGGCATCTCGTTTGCCGTCTCTTCCTCTATTTTTATTTTGCCAATCTTGCTCGGAACTTCTTTGTTTACAACTTTCTTTAAGTCTCTATTGAAAAACTTAACCATCGTCTCGCAATACTCTTCTTTGTATTTAGTTGGTCTACCGCCAGCCATCACTCACTCTCCACAAATGCAACATAAACCATGGGCTCACCACGCATCTTTTTATTCAACAAGTTAGATAATAATTCTGAATCTTCTGGGTTTAGGTCGAGTGTTATTCTGGCACCACCGTCAACAGTGGTTTGAATTTTATAAATTAGCGCATTGCATGCACCTAAAGATTTGTCTTCCATTCTATTCTCACTGAGAAAAAAGTCACTGACTTGTTAAAATGGTCTTATATATATTAAACTAGGTCAAGTTAATTAACAATAAACAGAGGATTAAAAATGTCAGCTATTAATGAAGTAGAAATTTACAACGTCGCAGCAGTTGCAGCAACCGAAACGGGTGCAGTGAAAAAGTTACCGTTTAACTACACAAGATATATTGAAGTTATTGCTTCAAGTGTCAGCGGAACAACTCCAACATTTGATTTAGATGTTGAACACTCAAAAGATAATGTAAATTGGTACACGTTAAGATCATTCACTCAATTAACAGCAGATGGATCTGAACTTCTTTCATGTTCTGATATTCAACAGCCAATGGATTTTGCAAGAGTTAAAGTTACTGTAACTGGAACG